GAAACTGATTTAAATATTGCTGACGATGCTTATTTAATTTTAGTTAAAGAATATTACTTAGATGAAGAAGGTAATATGGCTATGCACAGAATTAAAGAAATTTATAGAGGCGACCCATTAACTATGTATATTGATGTAGACGAAGAAGGAGATAAAGGTAAAGCACATTATACTTCTTTAACAGATAGAAGTGTGTATAGTGATACACCTGGAACTTGTCCAACATCAGGTAGTAAATTGTACCCTGTTCATTATATTAATAGAGTGCATGGAGAGGACCAATATTTCATTAAAGGAGAAGTTATTCATATTAGTAAATATAATCCAAGTAGATTATATGGCTTCCCTCCTATTCTAACATTATGGAGTCATATTACTACTTTAACTGCTATGGAAACATACATTAATACATCTTATACAAAGGCTAGAACACCAAGAGGTATTCTTGCAGTACAAACAAATAACATGGAATCACTTGTTAAGTATTGGAAAGGTGTAAAAGAAAAGTTGGAGAAAGACCCACATTATATTCCTATTATGGGTATTGAAACTGAAGGAGGACAGAAAGGTTCTGTTGAGTGGATTCAGTTTATGAATACATTAAAAGAAATGGATTACATCAATGTTAAAGAAGATTTGAGAACTAGAATTTCAGCATTCTATGGTGTAAGTAATATCTTTATGGCTGATTCATCAACAAGCGGTGGATTAAATAATGAAGGTATGCAAATACTTGTAACTAATAGAAGTGTAGAAATGGCTCAAAATGTATATAACTTATACTTATTCCCGTATTTAGTAGGTGAATTTGGTATTACAGATTGGAAACTTACATTACTCCGTTCCGAAGAAGAAGATAATGTGGCTGAATTAAGAAAAAGAGAAATTGAAATTAACATGGCTACACAAATTAAAAACTTAGGATTTGAAGTAGATATGGATGAAGATGGAAACTTTATATTCTCTAAACCACCACCTGAACCTAAAGAACAACCAAAGGGTAAAGGGGATAGTGATGAACCATTAAAAACTGACCCATATGCAGGAACAGATATTGATGCAAGTCAATTAGGACAAATGCAAGAAGAAGCATTTTCAAGTAGAAATAAACCATCAATGAGTGTTGGACCTCCTAAAAGAAATACAGGTCTACCTCAAGAAGCAGCAAATAACAATGTTGATAGAAGAACAGAAAGGAGAGTTGGTTAAAATGAATAAAGATATAATTAACAGAAGACTACAAGCAGCAAAGAAAGAAATAGAAAGTATGCAAAAGAAAGTAAATACACCCGAACCTGTACAAAAGCAAACAGTAAATACTGTTCCTGCTGGTGTACCTGAAACCCCACCTGAAGCAAAAGATATTAATGCACAATCAGTTCCAGGGGTTATTGTAGGTGGACCGAGAGTTAGTAAAAAGATGAAGGAAGTTTGAACATGATTACATCAACGGCTTTAATTGAGGATTATTTAGATGAACTCTTAGCGAAAGCCGTGAGTTCTAATTATGAAGATATACTAAAAGAAATAAAATTTACATCTAAAGGGTTTAGGGCTATTGAAGAAAAAGCAAAACAACGATGGAATGATGAAGGTCGTAGCAAACTTTTAAGTGAATATATTGTTGAAGAAGTTAAAAAGAGATATAAAAATACTTCTGATGAAGAATTAATTAATGATTTTAAAGAACATTTATCAACTTTAAGTCAAACTGCTAAAGAAGGTATAGCAGAAGATTTCTTAGACAGACAAAAAGAAATAGAAGCAAGAGCAAAAGAAGAGTATATTAGACCTGAAAAAGAAAAATACGATGAAGGTTTATTGGCTTTATTTGCTGATATAATATCTCAAAAAGCATCTACTCCTGATGAAGAAGTTATGCGTCAATGGGAATCATTTAAAGATAAGTTGGAAAGAAAAGAACTTGAATCTAAAATTGCTGAAAGAAGAAAACAGGCGTTATCTGATAAAGAGGAAGGTAAAAAGAGAGAAGATAAAAGAAGTAAAAAAGAAGCGGCTGAAAGAAAACTTAGAGCAGCATTAAGAAGAGAAATTAAACCTTCCGAAGCAGACGCTTTATGGAGTGATTATTTACAATCAGGGCCTGCTCAAATTACATATGATTTAGTACAGTTAATTGGTTCTTCAACAACAGGTAAAGATTTAATGTCTAAAAGAATTACTAAATTTATTGAAGAAAAATTACCTACTTATGAAGGTGTAAA